CCATTGTTAATTTGAATATTTAAAGGCTCATCATCTACTTTAAGATTCTTGATGTCTCCATATCCATCAGCAATAACAGAACTTTCAGCTAAAGAATCTAATTGAGCATCTATAATTTTGTCTCTTTTAGACTTTTTCCCCCTAATTCTTGATTGATTCTCATATGTTTTTTTACTATAGGGCATTACTTTTTAAGAATAGTTGCTCTTGCAACATCTTCTACCGCTTCCCATATTGCTTCAAATATTTTTTGTTCAGTCTTTTCATTTAGAATAGGAATATTGACATTATCATTTACTTTTTTTACAAATTTTTCTTTAGCATCTTCGCTAAACAATCTTTTTTCAATTTCTTCTTCTACTATTTTAGCTATTACATCCTTCATGTTATCTCCTTAGTTTTGTCATTATGTTTTGTAGTGTGTTAAAACTACCTTGTAGTCTTGCTAATTCTTTATGTAGCTCGGGGAAAGTGTCAGTTTGTAGAGCCTTTTGTTGGTCTATTAACTTTATCATAATACTTTCCATTCTATTCTGAGACTCTTCCATCTCTTGCATCAAAGTTTCTTGTATCCATTTATTCTGTTTCTGGACATAAAAACCAAGAGCTACAACCATTATTACTGGAAGACCAAACTTTTCTATAAGTTCAAATATCTCCACTATCTATTTCTCTTTTTTTCTTCTTCTCTATACCATTTATACATTGATGCAAAATATATAGAAAAAATAATTAAAGCACAAAATATAGTAATGCCAGTAATCATCCTTTTATAATCTCCCCCCATAGACAAGTTTCGCCATCTATTATTTGAATTATATGCACAGTAAAATAACCATTCTTGAAGAAGTCTACAATAGCAAATGCATGTGCCCAGTTAATTCTTCTATTAGCTAACCATTCATTACTACCCGGACCCATATCTTTTAGACATCCAATAGACCAAGCAGATTTAGGACCATCCATGTGTGTAGCACTCATTTGTTGTAGGTCATGCCAATGTCCATACATTACATTACATCCTAACTTTCTTAAATGATTTGCTGTGTGATATTGACCACCATATTGATGTCCATGATAAAAATATAGCTTACCTATCTTTAGATGCATACCAAATGGATAATAAGTATAACCCCTACCTTTTAAGTCTACAGCATTTTCAAATCTATATTGTGGAACATAAGGATGCTCGTCTACAAACATATTGAGCCAGTTATCGTGATTTCCCTCTGTGATGTATTTCTCAGTACAATTGACTTTATCTAAAGACTCGTCAATCTGGTCCATTCCATCATTAACTCCTTTAACATCTTCTTCTAATTCTGGTATCATCATTTCTAAAGGCGGTTTCTTTTTTCTTTTGTATTTCCAAGCTGAAAAATTATTCCATTCACCTACATCTCCGATGTCTATATATATACTTGGTTTTACAATTTCAATAGCCTTCTTTAGAACGTTTATAGCTGGTTGGTCGTGCAGAGGGAAATGTTTATCTGGAGTCACGATAGCTCTATTAACGATACCTTTTTTCAAATTAGTCTCCTTTTATGAACAGAGCCAGTAATGCAGAAAATATAATGCTGAAGATACCACCGATACCTTTAGCAGTAGCCAAATCATTTTCTGTTTTGCGAACCCTTCCATTAATTTTGTCAAGCTTGATTTCATTGTTATCCACCTTTTCTTTTATGTATTTAAGATGAGCAAGTATTTCATTGTACTGATTACTCACCATATTCTAATACCTTATTGCTTAATGACATTGCTCTTGATGGAGTTTGTTCTTTTGCCCACTTAGAATCTAGCATTTCATTGGATGCATTGCTATAGTCTTTGTTGGCTAAATAGCCAATTGTTTTCTTAAATTTAGAAAATCCAGATATACCTAACTGATAACACATCTCAACTACCACTTCCTTAACACCATCTTCTGCACTATCAAACCAATCGTATTTTTCAGTTAATGTTTTAATTATTCCTTGTACTTTTTCTAATAAAATTAGGTTACAGATTTCTTCGGATAATTCTAAATCCTTTATAGCAAATCCATAACCTATTGTATCAAAACCTAAATGGTCTTTGTAGACCTTTTCTCTGTATCCCTCGTGTTTCTTTATACTATCTATTAAACCTTTCATCGCTTCTCCTAGGTAAAGAAAGGGGAGGACATCGCCTCCCCGTTCTATTTAATCAAGTCACTCAATGTTAATCAGTTATGATTAAAAAGCTGTTACTGTATCTTCATACAATGCCCAGCACTTTTTCTGGTCTGAGTTCTGTAATAAACCACAACCATAAACCACATCTGTTACCATTTTGTGTGCAACGTAATCCATATCGTATTCAGCTACTGGAGTAGGCTGTTTACTGTATGCAATTCCTAAAGCATCTTTATGAACAACGTATCCACCGATAGCGGCTGTATCATCAATATCAGTACCAGTTTGGTCTGTAGCATCACCATGAACAGCTGTAGTACCACTTACTTGAGGACATTGCATTACTGGAATACCCATTAGTGTACCAGCAACTCCATTGCTAAAGTTTGCAACATCTGCTTTTGACTTATGAATAAAGTCATCTATTTGGAATAGAGATGCATACAATGTATTTCCTAAAATTAGCATACAATCTGATGGCTCAACATTTCTTTTGTATAGTTCTGAAATAATAGTACCCATAGCTTTTTGGTCTAATGTTTTAGTTTCAGTATTAGCTGTTATATTGATACCATTTAATGTTCCAGCTAACTTAGATTCTAAAGTAGTTTCCATGTGCAATGCTAATTTGTAAGCCATTGAATCAGCGATACCACCCATTAGGTCTGCATTAGCTTGAACTTTTGCGATATCTGTAATCATAGAAGATGTATAGAAATGCTGGTTTACATCAATTGTAAACTCTTCATTCTGAAATGACTGATACTCTACTGCAACACCTTGTGTTAGCGATTGAGCATCTCTAACATCTGCTAATGATGGGATATGAATTTTATCTCCACCTCCAGAAACTAAAGATGAGTAATCGTTTGCCAAGCTTCCAAGTTTTAGAGCTTGTTTGAAAGATGCTCTGATATAGTCTCCCCAAATTTCTGGGATAAACTCTGCTAATTCAGAAGAACTTCTATGAAAATCATCAGCATCATAACTAGCTGTAGTAGCCATAAGGTCGTTACCGTAAGGACCATTAGCAACCCAACCATTAATATTATTTAATAAATTATTCACTTATTAACCTTTATCCTTTCTATATCTAGCCAAAACATCATTCCAATTATCTTTTAAATCTTGCTTACTTACTTTATCAAATAAATTACCTTTAGGCAAATTATCTTCTTTTAAAGACCTAACAGCTCCGGGAGCTGGATTAGGATTTGATGGTTTAGCTTGATTAAGTTTATTAATTATAAATTCCAATTGCTCTAAAGAGAGCTTACTTAGTTGCTCTTTATCTTCTTCTGGAACTTGAGACATCAATGATTCTCTCTTACTTGCCTCATAGGCTTCCCATCTTTCTTTAAAAGGTGTGAGAGTTTCTACTTGTGCCTTTAGCTCTTCTGATAGAGACTCGAATTGCTTCTGCTCTTCCATAGTCTTCATCTTAGCATCTTCTTTTTCCTTATTAAACTGAGACACCAGAGCTTCTGAGTCTTGTGCTCTTTTTCTTAGTTTTTTAGAATTAGCGACTTCCGATTCGTATAAAGATTTAAAATCAGTTGTTTCTACTGAAACATTCTGTTGGTCTAGCTGACCTTGTTCTACAGTTTCTGTAGTACTACTTGAGTCCTTCTGAACTTCCATTGGATTTCTCCCTTTTATTTTATGTAGCAAAAATAAGAAACATTATGCATATAAGTCAATAATTAAGAAATCCCCATAAGAGTTATTTCTGAGACCTCCATTTCATCACACATCTCTTCATAGATATTAGAGAAAATATAAATATCGTCTACATTTTTTTCAACTTGAATCTCTTTTTCTATCTTAGCCAACTTTTCTGATGCTTGATATATCTCTTCAGCAACAGTAGCAAGTAAGCTCATAGCTTTTTGATATTGTTTATCAGTCATATTTTCTCCTTATAGATTTAATTCTTTAAAATTACAATCAATCTTATCAATCTCTTTTTCAAGCTCTTTTTCTAATCTATCAATTTCTTTGTTAAGATTAGGAACTGATAATGCTCGGTTTTTCCCCAAAGTAGTAGAACGACCCGTTTTATAATAGTCTTCAATTTCTGTTTTACTTGGTAAAAACTTATAGACAGTTCCTTTTCTAGTATTTCCAGATAAATGTAATTTACCATACTTTGGAATCAATCTCATGTCTGGTCCTTTATGAAGACCTAGTGTAAGATTATCTAATTTAATATCAAATGAGCCTTTATCCATTGCAGATATTGATTTGTTTCTCAAATCTTTGTGATTCTTATGAGTCTTGTCTCCTTCTAAAATCTTAGCACCTTCTTTATTTCTTTGTTTTCTATATTCAGATTTAGGTCTTTCTAGAAAACTCCATTTGTTTCCATTAATATAATTCTGTTGATTATCAAATCCTTTCTCAACAGCTCCTTCAATCTCAGAACGAATTTGAAAAAATAAATCCTCTACTTCTATAAAAAAGTTTTCAATGGCTTTCTGAATGTCCTCAGAAAACTCAGAGAGATTTTGATTATTGAATTTTAGATTATTCTTGGCTCTCGACTTGACTGACATTCTGAACTCCTACTTGATTTTTAGCGATTCGACTTGTCGCTTCAGCTTCGGTCATATCTTTATCTTCCCTCATAATAATATCTTCAGTTGATATGATTCCTTTTTCTAAATCAAAATTATCTCTCAAGA